CACCAAGTGCATCTGCGTAGAGATTGGCTGCCGACGTGGCCCGACTAAGGGCTGGGGCATATGTACCTGAGGCTTGGCTGAGGGCATCTCGGATCGCACCTGAGGCTTGAGGAATGGCTCCACTAAGGATAAGGTCCCGCGCCTGATCATACGAGGTCCCGAGAGCACTCGCTGCCTTCGTAGTGGCGTCGGTGATATCGGTGCGGCCCTGAAGGATCGATGGCAAGTACTGGGACAATTGGTCCTGTGCCTGAGTTTGGCCGCTTTGAAGCGCGGCCAATCCCTGAGCTTGGGCACCCTGAAAAAGCTTATCAATGTTCCCCTGCGTCATATTCAGGTGAGCCTGAATGGCCTGGGCCGCCCGCTTCTGTTCGCCGCCAGTGAAAATATCAAAGAGTCCCATTACGGCCTCACTACAATGTAGGAATAAACCGCTGCTCCCACAGTGTTACTGCGATTAGCGATAAATCCATTGACTGTCTTACTCGTCGACCACACACGAGAGTCCTCCGGCGCACCGAAGAACACAAGGTACCCAGTGTCTGCCTGCGGTGACCCGAATGCTACCGTAGCGGTACCGGCACCAGCTCCAAAGGATATAGTCCCAACGAATAGCACTCGCGAGGCAACATCCTGGAAAAACCGATACCAGTCCCGATCGCATAACTGATTCTGATCGACAACGGCCTGCCGATCGCTAGGTGCCCGCAGAGGTGGCATTCCCGACCTTCCTTTGCTCCACCGAAACCTTAGCTCCGAACATTCCCACATGGACAGCGTCCGCAACCTCAAGTTTAAACCGTATACCCTGCCCTCGGCTCAAGCCAAGATTGCGAACGACAATACTCTGTTGTGTTTCACCAGGCCCACGCAAATTTCGCTGCGCCGGATGCTTGTAACTGAAGCCTCCATCGAGAGACCATGACACTACAACCTTCGGCTCAAGCACACTCTCGACCTCGCCGACGCCAGTGGTCATAGCGAACACCACCTTCGAGATCACTACTCCAAAGGGGAACGAAGTAAGGTTACCACTAATCACAGTCCAGATCAACGGATCATCGGCCTCTTTCTTCCAAACCCCATCTATCCTGAACAGCTTGCCCGTGAGATCGTCCCCGATCAACCACTGACTAAACATTCTCACGCTCTGCCGTCCGCGCCAGTCATCTCTCACATACGACTGTCGCTCGTTCCACTCTCCAGTGGTCAAGTTGAATTCCCAAGTCCAAAAGTCCGGGTAAGTGAGGGTCCACATTGCATGCTTTCCATACATATAGACACTTGCTTGCAAAAGGCCTCCATCACCAGCGAGTATTGCAGTTTGGATGTCTCGAGAGACATCATCGTTAGATATTGGAACTGGAGTATAACCATTAAGCTTGTAAACAATACCATCATCTCCAGCCCAGAGCAACTCATTGCTCCACCCTGTTTCCCAACCAGCGACTGAGAAGGTTCCAGCGATCCCCCTCGGAATCGTTGCCTCTCTACCGAAAGGAAATGGACTTGTGCCGACATTTCTCCATACTCCCGTCCACTTATCTCCAAAGACAAACAATCGACGAGTGTACCGCACGACCCGTCTCACAAAGAGGCCCTGCTCTACATCGAACGACAGTGCCTGCACATTCACCGAGTTCAGATCCGACGCATAAATTGAGCCATTTGGATATCCCCACACGAAGTATCCATCGAGATCGCAGACACTCGTTGGGTTGACAGGCAAGTCGGGATCGGCGAAAGAAGTCGGAGCGCCTCCTGTGAACAGATTGAATACTCCGTCGGGCGTAACTCCCACATTCTGTGGAGTCCCGGCATTGTTCCGAGCAACGGTAACCGGAGTATTTCCAGACAAAGTCCCAACAAATGTCGGCACCAAGTTTGTCCCATCAAAGGTAACATTGTAGACTCCATCTTGGACAATCCACAGCAGCGAGGTAGAACAATCCAAGAACCCCCTCGTATGGACATTTCCACTCTGCTCATACACCTGTCGCAAGCCGGGCGACCTTTTATACAAGATATCCCCAGGAGCCCCAGCCGGCGCGTGTTCAACGAAAGCATTGATCAGGCGCCCACCTCCCTCCTGGGGCTTCAGGCCCGGAGATGAGGAAGTCGGAAACGGAACGTCATGAGTGGGATCATCGGGCATCAGAAATAGTCCGATTCGAGGATTGCACGATTACCCTTATTGGACACCAACCGCTTCAGATACGCTTCGTGTACCTGCTTTACATTAGGATCGAACTGATTTCCGAAGTCGGGCGAAGCCACGTTTGCTAACAGACTGGCGATCGAGTCGAACCACTCACTCGGAATGAGATTATCATCCCCAACATTGCAGACACCATCGACGGCCATCTGCATAATTAAGGGATCGATCTTCTCACTTAACTGAAGTTCGTACTCTGGCTCCAGGTCGCTTCCGACTGCTAGGATTCGCAGCTTTCTTGCCGCCTCGTTTATGAGTTCGATCCTCGTCTTCGTAAGTTGCACTTATTTCTCCTTGGTCTTTGGCCCCGCCGGAGTTGGGGAGGTAGAGGCGCCAGCCACCGGCGAGGCTGTAGTAGGGCCCGTGTCTGTGTCCGTCACGCTCTCGACCTTGAAGTACTTATTTCCCTTCAACTTATCGATATCCGACTGATCGAGGCCCTCAAACTCCACAGCCTCGCCCTTCTTCATAACCTTATCCCGCCAGTTGGTCTGCTGCGGGATTGGGGCACCCTCTGGATGGAGGTCATCCTCTCCAAGCCAAGTAACTTTAGCCTTGAATGGCATAGCCTTCTCCTTAGGGCGCCAGATAATACGCATTGCGGACCAGCCCGGCGGCGCCTCTGCCGAGTGCTCCAGCTGGGTTCATTCCACTAATCGCGAGATATGGAGCCCAATCGGCAGCCATCTCACCCTGCGGTGTCCTCGGTCCAGCTGCGATTGTCTCGAACAACTGATCCGACACCGGAAGAAATCGTCGGTTCCTCTTAAGGAACGCCTGCATATCCTCCACACTCGGCAAATGTGCCAATGGTCCTGTGGGGACCTTATCTCCAGTGTTCATCATGAGATCCGCCGCGGCTCTCGGAGCGGCGAGCCCATACAATGGGAGCTTAGCCATTGAACCTAAGGCCGAAAGAATGGCATCAGGGACATACTGGCTCGGCCCATACTTCATCTTTCCGTACTCATCCGTAGGCTTGAAATAATCAGACGCTTTGAGCATAGACGATGGACCGATAACGTCTTCCGACTCCACATCCCCCAGTTTGGTCTTCTTGAACCGACTGGTCGATGGGATAGAAGCTGTCGAAGAACCATGAAACTTCTGTGCATCGGCAGCACTTGAAAAGATTGATGATGGCTTGACATCTTTTACATTCACATCTGAGAGCGGTTTGAGTAGCGCGGCTTGTCGATGAACTCCATACCAATCAGGTAAGTCTGTGATGCTCGGATCGAAGTACACATCTGTGTCTTCGCCTCTGTACGCTCCCGGACGTAACTCAGTCATCGACGGCATCACGACCTCCAGAAAAAAGTGGGGGAGGACCGATATGGGAGCCCTCACTCCTCCCCCAAGTATCTCGAGCAAGGCAACTCTACCATCAGGAAACCGACGCTACATACTTAATGATAACGGCGGCTCTCCCGGTGGTAGCTGCGGTTCCCGTTTGCGTATACTTCGCGTAAACGGGAGTATCGACAGTAAACGGAGCCAGCGCTGTGCCGGTCGGACTGATGTCCTTGGCCAGACCGAGCGAACCCTCTGTCACATCCGCTGCCGCCACAATGTTATCAGTGGTAGGATTGTTGGTCCCTACCGTGAGAACGTTAGTGGTGACAGCATTGAACACTTCCTGCACGGCCACATCCGTCCCTATGAGGACAGCGCCCGCTGGAATCGTGCCCACTTGTTTGTTCCCAGACGTCAACTGCGTATCCGAGAACACTACCGGGAACGCAATGTAGGTAACCTGTTGCTCACCTACATCTCGCGCCGGCTTTCCACTAAAGAGGTTCTGTGTCATGACATCACCTCCTTACGTGTCAGCCGAGGATGCAAAGAAGCACGTAACAATTCCCCACTGCTTCAATGCAGTGGAGGTCATTGGATGCTTCTTGAACATCTTGGCTACACCGTAGGCCATCTCGATGCCGGTACCACTCACGAAACCATAGTCGTCCTCTTTTCGAAACGTTGGCTTCGCCATTTGGCCCCAACCGAAAACGGCCGCCTGCTGTCCACAGAGGAACACCGGCTCCACACGAGCACTTGTTCCCCCTGCTGTCAACAGCGTGGTCCAAACGTTGGTGACGAAGCTCGAAATCTCCGGCACCTCCCTCACAATCACGCCGTCGTAGATTTGATCCCCATCTTGGAAGATAGGGTTATTATTCATGCCAGTGCCCTCGCGGGCACGAGCATCCTTGTTCACGGTCTGCAGATCAATCTTCAGATCCCTGAATGGATTCGTCCCTGCGAATGCCACATAATACTCGTATCCGTCCCTCGTCTTGAAAGGTCGAATACGTGGGTTAGCCAGCTTGGCCACACGTTTGCCCAAGCTGATATTGGCCGCCTTCATAGTACCGTTTGTGGTAGTAACGTTCGCCAGCGAGCTGGAATGGTTGCCAGCTACCTGATTGGAGATCTTCTCTCCAAAGAGGACACGATCACTGTTGTCAGTCTGCCACTGGTTCTTCTGGGCAGCCGTTGCGAGGTCGTACTGGATACCGTTGACCCTCACTCCACCAGAAGACGTTGGTAGGGTCTCGGTCGGTAGAGCCATCATCGCGGCGATCAACTCGTCACGCTGAAGCTCCTTACCCCAGTCCGACAGAAGCGGCTTCGCCTCACCGAAGATATCCGCGGAATCCTTTTGAGACTCCGCTTTGTTCGTCACCACAGCATTGCGAGCCCATTCTATGCGGAGCCGCATGCCATAGTTGTCGATCTTCTCTTCGTTTCCGACCAGTGTGGTCGTGGCGACGCCAGGAGTTGTCAAGCGAGTAACGAGCGGGATATTCATATCCTCGCCGCCGCTCTTCAACTCGTTCCGGATGCGAATGATAGCATCCAAGCCCTCGCCCATATAAGGCGAGAACATATTTTCACGAACATACTCTCGGTTGATGTCCCTTGTGAAGACAATCAACTTGTTGTTCGGGTCTACCGTAGTTACGGCCACAACAGGCCTCCGTACGGCTAATTACCAATCGTAATTAGCCTTATCGACCCTGTCTGAACGCATAATCGAACAGACTTGGATCGGCCATACTTAAGGGCCCGTCCTGCTTCGCTCTCGCCCCGGCTCCAGGCATACTGGACAGGGACGGAGGAAGCTGTACGGACCCACCTCCAGTCGGTGGACGATTCTGCATAGCCTCGAAGATCTTCGCCGTGAATGTCGGGTCTTTCAACCTCTCCGTTAACTGACTCTCGAACCACGCCATAGGGTCGCTCCCGACCAAACTAAGCGTTTGGCTCCGCTTGTGCCACTTCACGACCGCGTCATACCTATTGGGCGCCTGTACAACACGCTCGTAATCGGCGGGGTCTAGCGTCCTGGCCTCCATTGCCTTCAAAAACGCTTCCTCAGCATCAGCAACGCCTTGCCCTCCATGAGCGCTCTCCGCGACCATGCGACCAAGTTGGTGGAACTGCTGCTGAGTGTTCGCTATAAATGGAGCCAACACTGCGTTGACCGCCTCTTGAGTGGCCCTCGCTGGGTCTTCGAAGAAGTTGGTTGGCTTCCTCTCGCCCGCAGCTCGCTGGATATGACCCTCGATTTCTCGGAGCCTATTCTCCAACGTCTGCGCACGAGATTCAGCCTGACGCCGAGCCTCCGACTCCTCTCGGAGTCGCCACGAGGGAATGTTTTCATCAGCCGGAGGCGCTGGCGTTGCTGGCGCTGGAGGCTGAGTCTCCGTTCCGGCTGGAGCGGGCGGTGCTGGCTCCGACGGAGCTTCCGCAGGTGGCGGCGGAGGCGGATCACTCATTGCTTGGCGAAAGAGATCTCCTTGGTCATCCATCTCGTCTCTCCCCTACGTCTCGTGTAGGTAACGAATTCCGCCAATTACGCTGGGCGTTCGCGGCCGCTGATCTCGCTCAACGGCAAGCGCTAAACACTCTCGTAATGGAACATCCCTACCAGCCGATTGCTCGCACCCAGCGGAGTAGTTCCATCGTACTTCTTGATTAACCCTTGAGTCCCAGCTCCGGCCACCGTCCCACTAAGAGCCCAACCGTTCTGAGTCTCCTGTCCATGGAAGGCCGCTGGTGCGAACGCTATGCCAGTATTGAAAGCGTTGACCGGCAGCGTCACACCTACTGCACCAGTACCAGTGCCCACGGCACTCACTGTCACATCGATAAAGGCCCGCACCACCTTTCCCTGCTGGAAATAGCGAGCCGTATTGGTCACAAACGTACTCGATCCCCCAGCAGTCGACAGTGTCGGCGCCCACGCGATCCACACTCCACTCGGATTGCCGCCAGTCACCGACGCGAAGAAGTTATGCGCCGAGACCTTCACGAAAGCATTGGTGTCGCTGTTCCATAGCGCCATCCAAACGTTATCCTGATCAGCGGCTGGAATATCCACCTGCTCCACGAGGCCTCCGATGTCCTGCTTGAACGTAAAGACACCGTTGGCTTTAGTAACGCCCACGCCAGACGTCGCGATAACGCGTGCAGGAAACGCCGCGAGTACCCTCGCTCTGATGTCGGTGGCGTAGAGCACTTACCGACCCCTCCCCTTCGGAATGAACCCGTAGTCATCGAACACGGCAGGCGGAGGCCCTGGCGGCGCTGGAGGCCCGAAGAGATTGGTTTTCCACCTCATCATCAGTTCCTCACAAACTCTGTCACGATACACACTCCGTTCGCGCCATTGCCGCCCGCAGCATTGGAGGCTACGTTATGGGTAGAGGCGCCCGCTCCACCAGCCCCATACGCTCCGCCGTTCACTCCAGGGTTGGTGCCTCCACTAGCACCCAACGAATTAACCTGCCCACCAAAGTAACTCGCCGAGCCGATACCCGCCGGAGTGAGGAGCACCGTTGCCGAGCTGAAGTACAAAGCTCTACCCCCTACATTTCCAGCTACCGCGAAATCTCCAGTGCCAACCACACCAGCAGTTCCAGCCACACCACTTGAGGCCGAGCTTACGCCGCCGCCTCCACCACCCCCCTTACCAATGCACAAACTACCGAAACTTGTATCCCCTCCATTATTCCCGTTGTTAGCACCAGCAGTACCACCAGTGCCTCCGGTCCCAACCGTCACCGCCTGCGAGGCACCAACACTCGCCGCGGTAACCCTCGTCCGCGAGTATCCACCAGAGCCACCGCCATTGCCGTAGAGGGCAAAATTCGTCGCTCCAGCCGCGCCTCCGCCACCTCCTCCAGCTCCCATACACTCGACGATACCGTAGACAAATCCGGCCGGCGGAGTATACGTCCCATTCGCAGTGAAAACCACTATGTTAGCCATAGTAACGCCAGCGGCACTAATCGGCGCCCACTTCACTCCATCCCAACGGAAAGTCCCGTTGGAACTGCTGAAGGTCTGGCCGACCGTCGGCGACGCTGGGAAGTCAAGTGCCATCCTTAGGCCATCCAATCAAACGAGAGCCACGACCACAATAGATTACTCGTGTTGCCAAAGATTGTACCAGTTCCAGCACTTACTAGCTCGAGTGCATACACATTGTGGAAGCCTAAACTCGTTGTCCAATACTCGCCATTGGCAAAGGTAGTAGCACTCGTAACCTGGTTAGTACCAGTAAATCCGAACGGCGTCGTAGTACTATCGAACCCAACACCTTTGTAGACAAAACCACTAGCTGCGTTTGTGCCAACTCCAGTATATTTCGCAGTCCATATATCCTCAGCAGCGCCACATACAAACGAGATACGATTACCCGTCGAGCCATTGGCTGCTCGCCACGTAGCCGAAGCGTAAGTCCAACTGGCCGTACTATCGTTGTTAGTGTAATGAATCAACTTCCTATTGAAAGCATTCCACACTCCCACAATGATCGGAGATCCGTTGGCGGCGCTACCTCCAATCAAGTAATCGATCTGTGACGATCCATTCGAGCGAATGGTCCCCAGGAAAGTTCCACGCTGTGCCGCAGGCCCATTCGTGATAGCGTTCGCATTGAGACTGAGCCCAGCAACGGGGACCAACTCCGATGTTCCAGCACCAGTTCCACGAGTCGTATCCGTCGACCAAGCCGGTCCACGGGTTACTCTCGGAGTCGATCCATCTAACCATCCAAAGAGATCATAATTTTTGTTCGCTGCTACCGCCGCCGGCGACTTCGTAGTATCGGTGGTCAGCTGTGATAGCTCACCGCCTGTATCCATAGCGGTGAAAACGGAGCCATTGAAAATCGGCACAAACTTCCCAACACTGGGAGTATAAAAAACGTTAGTGGCCGCGGACACGCTGGACGTCAGCACCGGTACACCACTCGTGAGCGTCGCACGGCCCTGCGGTGCAAACGTTTGAGGTGCTATCGGAGTGGCACTATTGAAGTTATTGACGTTTACCCACTGACTCGTGTTCGGGTCTACGTACCACAAGTACAGCAGGCCGCCGACCGAGTCAAACCAAAGGGCACCAGAAGTGGGTGATCCAGGAGCCGTGTCACTCACCGTGATGCTGGCACCACCGCCGCCTCCACCTGGGAGGTTCGACAGCCGGATCTTCTTATGTCCAGTAGCCGAAGCATCATACGACGCAACGAAGTCATTGGCCGCGTCAGGAGTGGTATCCTCGGTCAACCCATTGATATCAAGCGACACCGCTGGATTAGCAACTACACCGCTCCCATTCTGCACCTGCACGCCGGCCGAAGCAACTATCGATCGACCAGTGAACGTATCGGGTGCGGTCTGTACCAAAATCCCATTAGTGTTGTACGCCGCCAACGAAGCGAGCGTCGCATCGAACGCCTGTACGTTCGTGCCAATAACCAAGCCTAGCGTCCCACGGGCGGTAGCAGCATCCACATCATCGAGCAGCGTCCTAATGAATGAACTCAGCGTTGTCAGTGCCGCGGTTCCGGAACCCGTGAAATACGGTAGCTGATCGGCGGCACTGACAAGCCCTGCAATTGCGTTCAACTCCGCATCAAATGCCTGTACGTTAGT